CCTTCTAGCCGACGATAGCCCCCATAGAGGCTTGGCTCAAAATTAACTAAACGAGTAGCTGCACCTGACTTATTGTCGGATAGGTCTAGGTGGTTCTCATTAGAATTTAGACCGCCAGAGCATACAAGTTTATACGACTCAATAGAATCTGCCATTAAAAGGCCACCCTTGTATCCCTGATGCTTTCAAAGTTATTGATGAACAGGGTTTGAAGGTCTTTGAGGCCAGATTGGAAAGTTCCTAACGCAGTAGCTGCAGCTTCCATATTATCTGAGAACATATACATATGATAAAGCGCACCATCTACAATTACGGTGTCGAAGCTTTGGGGGATGCGGGTTACATCGCTGAACAAAGTCAGGTCTGTGTAATTCAAGTAGTAACGAAATTTTACAGAGTAGGCTTTGTTGGGAGAAGGTGTAACTCCAAAGCCATTACCATGCGACGGAAATACTTTAGCTGGTATATCTCTACCACTAGAACCAGCCGTGTAGTCGGCATCTCTGTGGGAAGCATACCACTCATCCCTATCCATATAACCTAGAGACTTATAACCTACGCCTAGACTGTCGTTCTTCTGTAGCTGGAAGCTATTCCAATCTACAATTTTAAATGCGTTAGGCCATGCGTATTCTGTCTGACCTACAGTCAGTGTCTGGGTAAATTCTGCAGCATTGAAAGGCCATTCAAACTCAGCCTGATTAATCTTGGCTACAGCCGCCTTTACTGCGTCTTTCACTAAAGACTGTACACCCCTTGTATTAGGAAAATCAGCCTCTGGTATCTCCACCTCATTTAAGCGGCGCAGTACTTGATTGCAGAGCGTGATGTAATTAGAGGCCATTATGCAACAGTCCTAAAAAGAGTTAGAGGGCCAGCTTGTGCCAGCCCCCTGTATTTAGTAAGTGTTATGCTAAGTTGTAGTTAGCAGTGAACAAAGACTCTGGGCGGAGTACCTTGCGCCCATATAACTGCATGCCCCGGACGATATCCGCGAATGTTGTAGGTGAACGGAAAGTCTCTGTCTTAGAGATTTGCTCCGCTGTAGCTACTGCAGATGCGTGACCTGCAACTAACACTCCGAAATTTGTTTCAGAGCCAGCCGAAGCGGCTGTACCAGCACCAGTACCTAGATAGGGCAGGTTATTGGACTTGTAGATTTGGAATCCACGAAGAGTTCCGGGCAGACGCCCATTACGAAGCTCATCTCCACCGCCAAAATCAGAATTAATTAATTTTGAATCTTCGTCCATCAATTGCTCGGCAAAAACGCTGTCGATTACGACCCATCTTGAGTCTGTATCTACATTTGCCTGATCCATCTGACGCGCAATGCGGTTTAGGATAGCCAAAGGTGAAGTGATACCACCTGCTCCACCGCCAGCGGCGATTGGAATAGATGTTACTTCGCCAGTACCACCAAGATCAGAACCACCAAAGTCAGTGATATCCAATTTGTTGGCTGCGAGCAATTCGTCAGAACCTGCAGCGGCATCTGCTTTAGTACCATTGGTTGTGGTGTTACGCGCCCATGCGGAAGGTGTCTTCCAACCAGACATGTATCCAAGTACTTCTGCGTCATATGAATCGCGCAGTTTGTAGCCAGCGCGGTCAGACGCAAGACTTTGGAACGAAACGTGTTGGTGCTGCTCCTCGATGTCATCGACAGCGAATTGGAAGTAATTGGCTTGATCAACAACCATAGTAAAATCGTTGTCTACGAGATCTTGAGTTGCCAATTGTGTTCCACGCTCATACGCAGTGATAGTGATATCTGGCTCTTTAATAATTTTAACAGAGTCGCCAAAATTTGCCAGCTCCCCCGAATAATCTGTGTTGGTTACTGCATCGATGACGCTGCTCTTCCTCAGAGCCATCTGTACTTTTTTGCTATAAATTACTGGGCTGAACGCGCCTTGATTGAGGTTAGTATAACCTGATGCCTTTGGAAATGCCATTGTGTACTCCTAAATGAAATGGCTTTAAATACACCTCGACTACTTAAAATATTAACACTCAGTAGAGTGTCTGTAGTTGGAGGTAGCTAAATCAGATAAGTTGAACTCAAGTGTCAGTTCCAATAGAGGGTGTCACTAAATAAGTGGTTCTCTTGGCACTGGTAGACTTAGTCGGGATTTATCTGGGGGGGTTATAGACTTTCGGGTATACTTCTTAATGAGAAGTGTCCTCTGTCTAAGTTAATCAATACGATCATTATAACATAGAGTGTTATGTAATACAATAGTTAATTACTATATCTGCCCCCTCATGGGAACAGCGTTAGCTTACTAGTGATTGTTATATCCGTCAATAGCTAAAAGTCGGATATAACAATTAATGTTTAAATTATCTTGCAGCGCCTGATATGTCGTATTCAAACTTACCTGATTGAATAGCAGCATCGATGGCTTCGGCATTAGCCTCATACTGTGCATCACTCATGCCCTGTATCATGCTCTCAGAGAAGGTAGCTTTTGATTTAGGGGTAGGTGATGAGGAACTAGTCTTTCCGACACTCTGGGCCGCACCCTTATCGCTGCTACGGTATCCTGTCTGTGCCTTAAACAAGTCGATGGTACTAGAAGCCCATGCAGCGTCTGTATTGTTCTTGTAGACGCTATCTTGAATGGAAGGATGCTGTAGAGCTACCCAGTCGTGGAAGCGTTTGTCCTGACGTATTTTGGAAAAGTCGGGATGCTTCTGCATAAGCTGTTGTTCAGCCGATTGCTTGTGAAGGCTCTTCTCAAAGTTCTCTACTTTTTTAAGACGCTCTTCGCCTTCTGCCAGAACTTCGTTGGCCCGTTTACGAGCAATTGTATCAACGATTTTGGCAACATCAGGGTAGCGTTTAGACCATGCGTCAACTTCTGCATCAGTTTTGGGAAACCTAATTTGCTTCTTAGTAGCTTCATCAAGCTGCTTTTGCACTTCTGCAACTTGCTGTGCAGACTGATCACGCACCGTTTGAATGTGGCGCTGAATGTCTTGATAGCGTTTTTTATAAGATTCTTCTTCAGCATCTAATTGTTCCACTGGTTGCTGTTGAGCCGCCAACTCTTCGCTGTATGATAATTCATTGTCAGCTTCTGGTGCGCGTGAGTACTTCTGTTTCTTTTCCATTTATAACTTTCTGGGTCCGACAAGTCGGGTATCCATATCAAATAGCAAATACGAATTTCTGTTTTTTCGATATCGCTGGTAGGGGTTTAGACTTTGGTGAAACTTTCTCAGTTTCCTCATCGTCATCTAAATGATCATCCACCTCTACGGCGGCGATCTCTATGTCCATCTCTTCTGATGCGACATCTTCGGATGCTTCGGCTTTCGCTTCGGCTTCTTCTTGTTGGGGATCACTTTCATCCGATACTTCGGAGTTCTCAGATCCCTCGCCATTGGGTTCCTCTTGCCCATGTTGAATTAATCCATCCATATGCATAGCCATTAAGCCCATCTCAGCTTCCGCTTGCATATCCATTATATGTTTTAGCCCATGCCATTTAACTACATTTGCAGGTAGGACATATTCGTCTGTGCTTAGTTTAGCGTCTATGTCATCCCGTACATTTTCGGCAGTGGACCCAATAGGAATGGGGTTTCCAGAAACCTCATCATATCCAGTTACTCCACATGAACCGTCACACTCACCACCGCAGCCGCAAGCCATTCCACCATGATACGCTTTCATAGGCATCTGCTCCTCATCTATTAATTCATTTTTCTGTAATGCTAGTTGGATTTCTCTCTCGCCTAGCGAAGCGAAACCATCACCGTTGGTATCTGCTTTAGAGACATCGACTTGCTCTTTCTCTTCGGCAATCTCTTCATCTTCTTTAGAACGGCCTTTCATGGCGTCTGCTTTATTTAAGAAGCCGCCTTTAGCCATACCCACCACCTTTATGTTGTGAGATCCTCTGATGTCGGTGACCGGCTCTTGTCCTTCGTAGCCATCATAGAAAGTATGGTTTCCTATAACTTTGGCATTAGAGCCGCCGTAATCAGTTCCTCTAGCTTTTGTTTTGTTTACATTCTGAAAGAAGGTACTTCCGCTAGATGCATCTGACCCAAGCTGGATGTAGTCGGTTATCTCTTCCATACCGCGACTAAGCTGATCTTCTGGTACGGGTATAGATTTAATGTCTCCGTAAGTATCTAAAGGCTCAAATTGGCCCGCTACTAATACGGAGTCTATATCGTCACCAAAGCGTTCAGATGCCAGCCTATTGAAAATAACACCCCGCACGGCATTACGTCCTTCAACGCCTTCTGTGTTAGCTTCTGCCCATACCACCCGCTCTATTTTCTCTAGATCTTCGTAGGGAAGTTCGGTGACAGGCTCTGGGGGTCGCGGTAGGGGGCGCATCATGCCATCTGACATCTCTGGTATTCCTAAATTTATAATTAAAAAAAGTAATAAATGTTTAAAATAATTCATTCATTTGTGAGTCTGCATCTTTAGGCGGTCGCATGTAGGGGTTTTCATAATAATCCCCGTACTCACTAAGTCTAAATACTTCGTCCTCAGTCGTAGGATACTTACCGTCTTTGCCAAACAATTTTTCCATCGTCTTCCACGGTGGTTCAGCTCTTCTTTCAGCCGCTGACATATTTCTACGAGCTTCTACTAATCTGGCTTTAGTCTCGCCCGCATCCCTAGTGTAAAATGCAAAGTCATCATAGCCGCCCTTGGTAGAAGCTTTTCTAGCTTTGCCGTGTCTAGTATTATCTAAGGCTTCAACTGCAGCGGTGTGTTCGTCAGAGCCTTTTTTAAACTTCTTATCTATTTCTGCCTTTTCCGCATTATACTTTTCTCTGGCCCAAGCTCTGATAGCTTTTCTATCACTTGTTCCAGAAGTGTTACTGCCTCTACCGCTGGTAGACCTAAATACATCATCTAAATAATGCTGAGTTTCATGTAACAGAGTAGACCATTCCGCTGTAGCTGCAGTCTGTTTCATATCTAGATTGAGTATATCTTTTTTGTCTTGTGGATTGTTAGCCCCGCCAATACCAAAGCGTTTAAATGCCTTAATTTTGCCTTGGTCTTGTCCGTAAACTCCATAATAGGAACTATGTTGGCGAACACCGCTTTCGGCTCTAGCTTCGGCTCCTGCATCGCCGCCAAACTGAGAACGCTCACGATAGGGGCTGTTTAAAGCATCATCTAAGTCTGTTGGGCGATTACCTAAAACCTCAGAAAGTAATCCATCATTCTTTAAATTTCTATCTACGGGATCTGCAACTGTAGGCTCTGCTATTTTTAGAAACTTTGACAATTCTCGATTTCTAATAGTATCTACTTCGGAAGCCATTTGATTTTCGGCGTCTATAACAAAAGCCTCTAGATCAGCTTGAGTAATCTCGCCTTTTCTAGCTTTCTCTTTCTCTATTCGTAGTAGCTCTTCGTATCTAAGCTGTACCTGTTTAACTTCTTTTTCAGCTTCCTTACGTTTTTTTGCACTAACCGCGCTTGTTACTACAGAAGATCCTTCTGGTTTTTTGGTTGGAGCTTCTGGTACGCCAAGATTTTTAGCTGCCACTCCAGTATCAGCCATCTTCTTTGTATAGGTTAAACTGTCATCAGTTTCCTTGACCCACTCGCCAAAAAGCTTCCCCCATCCAGTTTGTTCCCAGATTTTGTCACGGTCTTCACCTTGTGCATCTAATTTATATGCTTTTTGAAAATCAGGGTCAGATGTACGGGCGGCTCTAGTATTTAAAAATAATCCAGAATATGCAGCATCAGGATCTACATCTACCAAAGCTTTACTTGCCGACATACCGCCAGCACCTACGCCAGCCGTAATATCAAGGTTATTCATTAGGTAGTCTTGCTCTGCTTGAGCTAACGCCTGATTGACTTCGGCTACTTCTTCTTCTGTACCTACCGGATTACCTAAAAAATCTACCTGATAGTCTGGCCCCTCATAAAAAGCTACTGGCCCATCCATGCCTTTATCGATGGCATCATACATTCCAGTGGCTATAGCTTTACCTGTACCAATTGGATCAGTTACGGCTTGGGTAATTGCCTCTTTAACTGCAGTTCCAGCCTTCTCGCCTTTAGTCTCATAATCATCATCAAAGCCAAAAATATTATCAGCAAGATGATAGCCCATACTACGGCGATCACCTATAAGCTCTTCTGACCTATTCCTGTCACTAGTAGGCTCTTTAATAAGACTGAATACGCTTTGAAGTAGGCTCACTTACCTGACCCCTTGATGACTTCTTCTCTCAGAGTACTAAAGCGTCTAAGCTCTGCTATAGCCCCTTGGATTCTAACAACATTGTTCATGTCTCTCTCAGTAGAGAGTTGCTGTAATAGGATATCTATTCTGCCCTTGGCGTAGTCTTGTACGCTTTGAAGTTGTAGCTTGTCATTTACGAGGGGCAGTAGATTTATAAAAAATTCATTATCCATTATTGCTGGGTAACTTTCTTTTTACTGAATCTGTTGAGGGGGTGGCCCAGCCTGTTGTTCTGGTTGAGGTGCATTACCGCCGTTGTCTCCACCGCCGCCACCTGTGAAGCCCTGTGCGTCAGGTTCAGGTGCTTGTGGTACTGGTGCGCCTTGTGGAATGCCTTGGCCCTCTGGAGCCGCCTGTGGGGGCGGTGCAGGTTGCTCTGGCATGAGTGCCTTGATGTCAGCCATCATCTTCTGTTGGATAGCTGCTTCACGCGGATCATTAAGGATCTTGTCTTCATCCAAATCCATGCTGGAAGCTAACTCGCGTAAGATGTAGTCATACTTCACAAACGGAGCCATCTGTTCATTCTGGGTCATCTGCATAAACTGTAGCAGCCGCTGGCTTCGGACTTCGTTTCGCATCAGGCTCTCTGTGCCTCTGGCTTTGACGTCGAGGTCACCAATAAACTCTGCATCAAAATTAAATTGCATGTTAAAGGCGAACAGGCTCTTTCCTAGTGGGCTGAGTAGGTAGTCATCTACGTTACGCACTACTGCCTTGATGTTCTGTGCAGCCGCGCCCATCAGCATAGACATGCCAGACGCTGTACGTCCTACACCGCCAACTGCCCCAGAGCCGTGAGAGTAGCTAGGTATGCCTGTGGCCTCATCCGCAAGCTGTCGGCTCTTGTCAAACATCATTAGAAGCTCTTGGCTGACGTTGGGGAACTTGGTTCCATAGATGCTAGAACCCGGTGCGCCCGCTTGTCGCCTAAACACTTTGCCCGGATAAATACTCATATCTTGGCCCGGAACTAAATTGGTTTCATCCACTTCTATCAATAGGTTACCAGACAAAGCGGCGTTATCCACCATCATCCTCATCGCCCCATTCATAAGAAGCTGGGTGTCCGTCATATTCTCAGCTACGCCGATTCCAAAGAAACTGTATGGATTTAATTCGTATGGTACTGAGAGATAGGGAATACGCCGTGGAGTGAACGGATTTAGCACTAATCGAAGGATTTGTCCGTTACAAACCCAGATATTGACCTGTAATTCGTCCTGTTTGCGTAAATCTTTAGGGATCTTAATATCGGCTTCTTCTGCTAATTCAGCGTCTAAAACACCCCAATATTCTAATACCTCAAACCTTTCGATGCCTGTAGAAGTACCGTCATCCTCTAGAGCGTCTTCCCAATAGCTTCTGGAGTAGTCTGGTCCATAATCTAAGGCTAATTCTATGCTCTCTTCGCGGAAATGTGGTCTTTTCTTCAGATTTCGTAGCTGAGTACGGTTCATACGGTGGCGCTGTACCGTATATTCAGCTTCAGACATATTTCTGGCGTCAGGGTCAGGATAAAAATCCCAAATAGACACATATTCCATCTTTGGGATGGTTTCAAACAGCGGATCGTAGTCTCCATCCTCTGTCCAGCGTGGATATTCCTTAGACTGAGCAAATGGACCCTTCATAACGCCAGTTCCGAAGAGGCAAGTCTCAAAAGCTAGGGATCTAAGGTGTTTTGGAGCCTCTGTCTCTTCTAGCTGGTCGTGCATGAGCTTTTCCATCTTCTGGGCGGCTCTTTTAGCGGGTTCATAAGTAACAGCCCCCTGCATAGTACCTGCACCAAGCTCTAATTCGTCTTTTACAGGCTCCAGAGTCTCCTCATACATGCCCAAGTCTTTAGCTAGATTAGGACGGGCTATATTATTAGAGATCTTGTATTCTACGCCTACAGTTTCCTCGACTTTATCGCTGGTTAATTCATTTGGATTGTAGGATATGGAGTCTGCTACGTTAGAAGGGAACTGTCGGGCCTCAATTCCAATGGGAAACTTCGATCCTGCAAATAATACGTCCACAACTTGAGCATATGCAGCCAAAACTTTAGTCTTAGTTACCTTTATAAAGGCTTTAGACTTCTCAGTTTCAGTGAATTGTACTTCGCTAGAGTATATACCTCTATAATTGCGGTAAGCATCCAGCCATCGCTCTTCATCTACGCGCCTAGCTTCCTCAGAACGATTAAACTGCGACTTAATAAACGCTACTGTACCCGAATATTCCGTATTTTCTACTTCTACGTCACCAGTTTCTTCCAAGGGAACCGCAATGTCGGTGTCCGTAACGTCATCTGGTAGAGGTTTATCCATTAAAGCCATTATTAATATCCAAATATTGCGTCTGCAGGTCGCCAGACTTGTTGTGGTACGCCCATTCCCATGTCGAAGGGGCTAAATGCCTTCGGTCTGGACATAGCTGCATACCTAATGCTGTCGTATGTGTGCCGTTGTTGTGAGGTTCGGGGGTCTATATCGTCACCGCCTTTAGGATCTGACGGTATAAGGGGAAAATCTGCTATAACTTGCCGACAGGTGTTGAAAAATTGTATGCCGGCCAGCCCTGTGTCCTCATTTACTTTAAGCAACTCATGTAGTCGGTTCTTGCCAGCTATCCTTGCGCCATTAGTTCTGTCGCTAGGTCGCCATCTGCAGCCCTGAGAAATCATTTCCTCTGCAATCGAAGGTCCAAGCTGACCTCTATTGTGCCAGCATGAGCTATCCAGCACGCCATACTGTATTCTCTCTGCGCCCTCTGCCTCTAATACGGCTTTGGCTAGGTCACGGCCTGTATGTTTAGTGACGTATAATTCTCTATAGCAAACTAAGGTGTCGTAATTTGGGTCAACAGCAAACCAGTGAACTGAGCTAAAGCTAGAGTAGCCATAGTCGCATGACCTAAATCGCATCCAATCAGTCGGTATATCATACGGTTCAATAACATGGTCTTTATGTCTCCACTCAGAGAACGCAGCGCCGTCAGTAACGCTCCAATCTCCGTCAAGAAGCTGCCTTCTTTGCATTTCGGGGAGAGATAGTAGGTTGGCTTCATACTGACCGCCTTCCATTAGATAAGGGTTGTCGGATAATCTTGCTGGTATGAAACGCCTGTAGAATAACGGCTCTCCAGCCTTGTCGTGTCCTTCGGGATAAACTAAGTCTTTCCCACTTTCCTGATCC